CACCCCCACCACCTTCGAGTGTTAAGCCCTTCTCGATGACTGTTCGCTCGTAAACGTCAACGTTACTGATGAGCAAAATATCGCCGTGATCGGCAATGCGCTCTGTCTCGCGGAAACCGGCGTTCTGGATGGTCCATGCGCCGGTATGGGAGTTCGCCGCGGTAAATTTGATAGTGCCGCTTGCCGCTCCGCTGCTGCATGTACCAGCGCCACCGCTGACTGATAGAGGAGCGGCTTCAGCGGTACCGGTGCCGCCTGAGATGTAAACGTAGAGCTTCGTGTCGGTCGCATCCAGGCCGGACGGGCACGGAGTGAGCGTAACGGTCGTGAGGCCGGGCGAGATTGAACCGCCTGGCGTCTGAATCCAGAAGTAGTCTGATATGCGGTAGCGCGTGGACGCGCCGGAACAGTCGCGCCAGCCCCATTGACCCGCGCCGTCGGTCGAAAGGCATTGGTTCGATGTGCCGTCGGCGGCGGGAAGCGTGAAGGTTTCCGACGCCGCCACGGAGGCCGGCCCTCGAAGGCCGATATAGTGCGCGCCGTTCCCGTACTTCTCCTGGAACTTGATAAGGCCAGTCGCCGAGTCATCCTGTTTTGGAATGATTTTCAACTCGTTCTGCGACTGCCCGAAGGCCAGCCCAGCCGCGATGATATAAAGAAGAATTCTCATGTGATCGAAGCACCCCGCACGCCGCCCACGTACTCCCACTTAGCGGCCGTGTTATAGACAAATTCAAAAATTGAGTAGGTATCGGCGGTGAGGTCCATGTCGATGTTTTGGAGGCCGATAAACACCGCGTCGAATGTCGGAACCCAGCCGCCCGTCGCGTCCTCAATGAGCTTGATTCGTAGCCGCATGCCGGCCACAAGCGTGCCGCCCGTGTAGACCGGCTCGTTTACGATTACGTCGGCCGTCATCGTCTCTTGTTGGTTCAGCCCGTCGGCAAGATCTGGCGTGACTTCGCCCGACGTTGTGACCATCTCGAAGTAGCCGTCATTGTTTCCGATAGCCGGATTCGACGAACCAAACACGTAAATCTCGCGCACCGGGCACAACGAATCAATAGCCTCGTTTTGCCCGCCGTCGAGCGTCACCGGCTGCACTAGAACGACGCGTTGCCGATAGTTTGTGACTTCCACTTCGAGGTACAAAACTGCGTCCAGATCCGCATTGTTCAGGCTGTCCGATGTCTGGATAACCTGCCAGTCAGGCTCCTCGATGATGTAGCGGGAAGCGCTCGTCGGCGTCGTCAACCAATCGCCTTCGATGTAGACCTTGCTGGCAGTGTTGCTGATGATCCGGTAGACTTGCCCAGCGCCAGGCCCGCTGATAATGCGGAGGAGCCGCCCGACTTCTTCATCGACCGCCAGACCCGCGCCGGAGTTTTCGAGCGTGTTGAGCCAGAGCGCGTCGGACAGATAATTCCCGCCGCCATCGCTGCCCACCGTGGGCTTTGACCGCATGATGATCGCGTCGCCGACGGCCACATCTCCAGCCGGATTAGGTGTCACCGTCAGCACGGCGGCGGTGTTCGATACCACTGAATAATTCAGCACCGCCATATCGCCGCCCGCGGCTTTTCCGAGGAGGGAGACATCGTAGCCGGCCCATTGGTTGACCGTCCAGCCGGCGCCCGTGATGGTGAGTGTTCCCGCGCCTACGGCGTCAACCGGCTGCCCCCACACGCCGCTGTGCGCCACGCGCTTGACCTTGACTCGCATCCGGTCGAATTCCGGGTCAGGGATGCCTTTGCCGCGGTCGAGATAGGCCGTGATCGTGATTGATGTTGGCGTGCTGCTGGCGTTCGATGCGTGCTCGGTCAGGAGTTGCGGGGAGTTGCCGACGTAGCAGATATACCCGGCCGCGCTCGAAGGCCAGCCGAGAATTGGGACCGTGATCGTGTTCGCCGTTGATACGTTCGTGACGACGACTTCGCAGAGGCTTGACGGTGCCGATGGCACACCGAACGCATCGAGCGCAACGACAGCCAGATAGTATGAGCGGCCACTTCCGAGGATTGAGCCGCCTGTAGATGCTGTGGTGCCTTGCCGCCCCACATCGGGAGGCGTGCCCGTGAAGAGGTTCACTGGCCACGCGCCGGAGAGGTATAGTTTCGTGATGATCGTGCCGTCCGCCGCCGTTTCGTGGGCTTCGGCGAGGGCGAACGTTTGGTCGGTTTCCGAGTACATCGGGTCCGAGGCATCGGGGGCGATTCCTACCGGCCCCCATGGGTACGCCGCGCGGGCGAGGCGGTTGCGCGCCTGGAGCGATTGCTCCGGGTCGGCGCTCTGCCCGTAGGTGTCTACGTACCAGTCGTCATTGTGTCGTTGTGCGGTAATTTGGACCGTCTCAAAGTTCGTGGATGGCCGCATTTGCGTGATGCGGGCGAGGACGTTGGACAGGCCGAAATGCGCGTTAGACACGCGGCCAATTTGCCCCACGCGGCACCGCACCGCACGGAACGAGTCGAGCCAGGAATAGACTTCCGTTCCGCCCGCATCCGCGCGGGCGTTGCCGTACAGGTTCCGCGCGAGGCGCCGGGCACCAATGCGCTTCGCTTGGTCGAGCGTGTTCACGCCGTCCGCTTCCATTTGCTCCGCCACTTCCTGCCCGCTTCGCGCCACCGCGTCGGTATCGGCGATGGAAACAGAGTCGCCGGCCCAATCGCGTTCGCTATTCGCGAATCCGAAACTTACCCGGTTTGGAGTGCTGGCGAGCGGCTGCGTCTGAACTTTAAACGAAGACTGACGGCCGCCCAGGAACTTCGTGAAATCGTAGGCCGCATATCCGTTCGTGACGCTGCCGGTGAGTGACTTCGAGGAGATGGACGTGTTGTAATTCGAGCCCGTGACGGCCGATGGCTGCTGGCTGGCAAGGGTGCCTTCGATGAAGAGCTGTAACTTGCCCGTGGTCGAGTTCGGGACGAGTATCCCGCCGCACCCCTGCCGGACGCCGCGGATGACATCGGCCGCGCTGCGACGCTGGCGAAGAACAAGGGAGCACGCATATCTAGCGTGGGAGGTGGACGCGCCGTATTGGTCGGTATAAGTGACCGTGGCCGCGCAGATCGCCGCCGCGTCGATAAAGCTCTGGAGGTCGAGTTCATCGTACCCGACGCCCGCCCAGGTAAGGAGGTCCATGAGTACCCACGCCGGGCTATCGGTGTAGGTTTTCGAGTAGGTGGAAACGTCGGTATAGACGCGCAGCTTCGGACCCTGGACCAGCACACGAACGCGCGGGGTTGACGTGGCTTCGGCGAGGCGGCGGGGGACAACGCAGAGAATCGCGCACATCGAACCGTATGGGTCACCGTTGCCGCCCCACGGAGAGTCAAGGTTCGGCGCGCCGTCGCGGTCGCCGCGGTTGATGACGTTGTAGCGCATCAGCGGATCACGGACGATGTAATTCGTTCCGCCCGTGATGTCGGTTGCCGGCTGGAGTTCGGTATCGTTGACGACCACGCGCAGGATGCTTTGTGCTTCCCCGAGGCAGACAATCGCCTCGAAGCGCGTCGAGTTACCGTCGCCCTGCGGCTGGATCACAACCGCGTCTACCCACGCGGTCCCGTAGACCATGGGAATCGGGTTGCCGTAGCGGGCTTCGTTCGGATTATTGGCAATATCGATCCAATTGCCGGAGGTATACTCGCGTGAACGTCCGCCCGTTGCGCCCTCGTATTGCACACCGCCGAAGCGCCCGGTGACGCGGGAGGAAGAGTCTTGCTTGTACATCCCGCGCGCTTCGCAGGCGGCTTTGGTGTAGTCGCAGGAGGTGTAAGAGGTGACGCCGCTGGAGTAGTTGCCCCGCGCGTTGCCGCCGCTGGCGTCGGGCGAGTACCCGCATTCGTAGCTGATATCGTCCGCGTTGTCTGCCGCCGCTTGCCGCTTTGTGGATGTCGTCGGAAAGATCCATGGACAGCGCCGTTGTAACGGCACGGGTGGGAGCATACGCCGCTGGAGGTTCAGCTTATTGATGGCGGAGACGGTAATGGTTTCGGCGTCGGATTGGGCCGGGTCACAGATTCCGCGGAAGCGGAGAATTGAGTCGCTGGAGAAGGTCGAGGAATCCGCGTCCCAAAACACAAAAACAAGATCCAAGGTGGCGCCGGAGAATCCATACACGTCCTCGTAACTCGTTTTTAGTGCTTTGTCCGCATCGGCCAGGGTAAGCGAAACGCGCGGAATGATGTCGATGCCGCCAGCGTCGTACCCCTGAACCGCGCTGATGTCCTGCGAAATAATGCGCCCGATGTAGTTGTTGCCGCCGTACTGATAGCCGCCTTCGGCCGTGTTCAGCGGATGCGTAGAGGCGCGGTAGACCGTCCCGCCGTTGAAGGTGATCGTGGCGAGTAGGAGCGGCTGATAAGACTGCTGTGCGTCTTTCGCCGATGCTATGTCCGTGAGCGCCACTTATTTGTATTCCTGGATAAAGACGGAAACGCGGTTTTCGTTGAGTTGGACCTGTTGGACCGTCAGCGAATCCTGATCGAATCGGCACTTAGCCGCAGTCGCGCCGGTGTCCGGGTCGGTGAAGTCGAATTCCTCGTAGTTGCCCTTTCGCGCGTCCCAAAAGGTTTGGAGCGTGGCAAGGTCGGCATCGGACAGGTTGAACGAGATCTCCCACCGCTTCAGCCCCGCGGCGAGGAGGTTGTAACTGTACTGGTAGCCGTGCGGTTGCCGGTTGGTGACGTTCCAGAATTCCTGCTCTTGGGTATAGGGCAAGTGGACGGATTCGCCGCCCGCGAATGTGGGGAAGGATGGCATTTAGTTCTTCCGCGTCTGAACCAGCCGAATCGTTAGCGACCATGCGCCGTTCTCGCCCTGCGTTGCGCTGATCTTGTCATCGGCGAAGGCCATATAGCTGTAGGTGGTCGAACTGATAACCAGATCCCACGTAGCATCAAACGAGCCCTTGCACGTCTCGAAAAAGTCAACGATGGCGTCTTTTTCGTCCGTCGTGATTTGGTCGAGTGCGAGGGTGAACGATTGCAGCCCAGCCGCCTGCCGGAAACGCTGCTCCGTGCCGTCCGTGAACTTCAGGATACCCACTGGATAGCGTTTTGCCGTGGTCAGCGGGTAGAGAGCGGAGACGCCGGCAAACGGGGTAGGAAAGGCCATTACGCCGCCCCTACCGCTTCCTGCATGGCCCGGTTGATGCCGTGGCCTTCGTAGATCGCCATGCGAAGCGCGTCCGCAATGGATTCGCGGGAGTCCACAATGGACCGGGAGTCGAGCGCGGAGATATTGACCGTAATCTCCCGTAGCCCGCCCAGCTTGTTCGTGTCGTAAGAGCGCCCGAGCCGATCCATGGAATAGGAAATTGGGTCGGCTTCGTCGTAGTACGCATCGGTCAGACGCTGATTGATTTGCGCGTCGCGCTTCTTCTTAGGGTCGCCAAGGATCATGGCGATACCCTGGAGGCCGAGCGCCACGCCAGCCAGGATGGGCGCTGCTGGGCCGGTAGCGCCCGACAGAGCGATAATTGAAGCAGCCGCCCCCGCTATCGCCGCCGACCCATTTAGCGCGCCTTGCGCGCCGCCCGCCTTGAATTGCGTGTATGCGCCAATGGCCCCGCCCGCTACCGCCCCGGCGATGCCAACGCCACGCGCGGTTTTCGACATGCCGCCGCCAAGCGGAACCACTGCGCCGCCTTCGGTTGTGCCGAGGCCGATGAAGCCGGGGGCGGGAGTGACCGTGGATTTCGGCGCAGCGGAGAATACCATCGGATTCGACGCGCTGGCACCGCTGAACACGCCAGGGGCGCCAATGAGATCGCCAAGGAAGCCACTAGCCGGTCCCAGCGCGCGCATGGCGTTGAACCCGTTCGGCCCTGATACCTGGAAGCCGCCAGTCGCCTGCCGCTCAATGGCCGCCGTATTGCGGTCGGTGGCGAGGGTGTTTTTATCGATGGGGGTAGCGTTCGCCGGGTCCAACAGCGTGCCCTGTAGGAGCCCGCCAAGGCCCGAGGCCGCGCCGATGCGCCCGAGGGTGCCTTGGACGCGCTGGAAGGTGCCCGTGAGGGCATTGGTGCCAACTTGGTTGAGTAGTCGGCTGCCCTGCTGCTTCAGGAACCCGGCCGGGTTGCCGTCTTGCAGGGAGCCGACGAAATCAGAGGCGAGGCCGCGCGCTTCGTCGCGCCGCTGGCGCTGGAGGTTCAGGATTGCAAGCGTGCGCTCCTGTTCGATCTGGAGGCGCCGTTGGGTGAGGTCGAATACTTCAGTGCCGTAGTCGAGTTCCTGTTGGAGCCCGGCTTTCTTCAGGTCGTAAATCTCTTGGATAGCCGCCAGTTCGCCGCCCGGCCCGGTGAGCATTTCGATTTTGCGTTCCTGGAACTGAACGAACGAGCGGGCGAAAGAGGTGTTGAGTTCGCGTTCGCGCTGGTCTTTCTGCCGCTGGAGTTCGGCGGAGGTTGCAGCCTTATCCGCGCCGGGGTTGCTGGAGTCGAAGGCGTTGCGGTCTGCTTGCGTGGAAACAAATTCGGGCAGGTCGGGCAGCGAAGTAGCGCGGCCACGGAGCGACGGAACGCGGCCAACGGTGATTCCGGCACCGATGTTGGCGTTGATGAGGTCGGAGGAGTTGACTACCAGCTCGGCGCCAGCGCGTGCTTTTTGCAGAAACTCGATTTGCTTGTTGAGCGCCAACTGCTCCGCCGTGATACGGGAGAGTTCTTTGCTCTGCAGTTCAAACGCCGATTTGCTCAGTGAGCCGGAAGCCAGCGAGGAAGCGATACCAGCCCGCTCCTTCCCGAGTTGTTCTAAACGCGCCTTAATGCCGTCTTCGCCGCCAAGCTGGCCGCGGCGGAACCGATCGGACATCGCGGCACCGGCAGTGAGCCCACCGGTATCTAGCCCCGGCACGGATGGCGCAAGGCGTGATAGTGCCGCCCCGCCGTCGAGAGTCGGGAACATTTTCGCCAGGACTTCATTTTCGGCGTTTTGCGCGCCCTTGGAAAACGCCGATCCCGGCAGTGCGGAGGTATCGCCCGCAGCAAGACGGGACACGCGGAGAAGTATCGGCACAATCACCGGCGCAATCTTCTCCGCCAGCTTGCCCTTAATGATCTCCCACTGCAAATCAAATGCGCGCAACTGCTTGTTGCTATCGTCCAGCGCCTTCAGTAGCCCTTCGCGCGTGCCAAACCCAAGCTGCTCGGCAAGCTGATTCGCTTCCCGATAGCCGGCTAAAAGCGGCTGTACGTTCTTCGCCGCGTCCTCGCCACCAAGCACCCGCGAGAGATTCACGCGCTGCGTCGTGTCTTGGACCTTGGACAGCGCGTCGAATGTTTCCAGTAGGACGTCGTTCAACTGCCGCGTCTGCCCGGTAGACGTGTAGGCGGATACGCCCAGTTGCTTCAGGAGTTGCCGCGTCTGGTCGCCCTGCCCGCCCGTGTCCTTCAGCGCAACGGACAAATCAAGCGCGGCTTCTTTGAGGTTGCGAATGTCGAAGCCGGTGAGGTTCGCCGCCGCCCGCAGTTTGTCCGCCTGGTTGATCGTTAGGCCGGTGGACAGGGAGAGGGACTTGATTTCCAACGCCGCTTCGCCGGCACCGCGCACGAACGCATCAAACCCGGCCGCCGCCGTATTGACTGCCGCGTACACGCCCAGCGCCGCCGTAGCATAGCGGCCGAGGCCAGCGGCGCCGTCCGAGGTCGCCTTTGACGCGCCGCCCAGCGAGGACTCCGAGTCCTGATTCATGCGCTTCATCGCGTCCGAATAGCGGACCTGATTCTTTACCGCATCGTCGGCCATTTTCTTGTTGGCGCGCGCGAGTTCGTCGCCCAGCTTGTTGACGGTTGCGGATAGGCGCGCGAGTTCCGCATCGCCCCGCGCTTGGGCTTCGACGACGAGTTGAAATCGTTGAGTAGCGGCCATTTATTTCGCGTCCATCTCCGTCCGGTCCCAATCCGCCCGCGCGCTGGCGACCGCTATCAGTGCATCGGTCCACCATGCGGGCCATTTCCCCGAATCAGGGCCGAAGAGCGTTGCTCCGGTGTCTCGCGTCGCTACCGTGTGGGTATTGACGAGTTCAAGAATCCAGACGCTCTCGGGCGTGATGTACGAGGTTGGGCATTCGGAGTTCCGGTACCCTTGGACTTCCTTCTCCTTCGCCCGTGGTGTCCAGCACGGGATTCGCCCGATCTGGATGAGGTCGGGGAAGTGGCGGCAGTTGCGCATCAGGTACAGCCGCTTACGCTTGCATTGGCCACATTGCAGATCGGCGTTGGACCACCCGCCCGAACGGGCGAACAGCCACGCCGTCGCTAGTTTTTTGCCTCGTCCTCGGTCAACCCGGAGCCGTGCACGCAGGCCGTGTAAATCTCTTCGATCAGGTCATCGGGAGCGCCGGACAGCAGGTCGTCCACACTTGGCGTAGACACGCCGTCCAACTCTAGACCTTCGACGCTGATAAACCCGACGCGGATGGCGTTGGGCAACATGAAGCGCTCGTAGATATGCTGGGCCTTCTCGTCCATTTCCAGGATAGCCAGCCGCTTATCAACGGGCAGCGCGTTCACGCGCGCGTTGCGCTCTTCGATGGTGCCATCCTCCCCGGCCAGCGCCTTCCATTGCGTAGCGCGTTCGGCGGTGAGGCGGCTGTACTCCAGGCGGTGGGGCGCAATAGCCGCGTCCCGTTCCGCCCGTCGCATTGCGTTCAGGTTGCGGACGGTAAAGGTCACGCCCGGATATTTCTTCGACGCTTCAGTGAATTTGGATTTGAGCGAGTGCATAAACTTACGTGGCGACGTACTGGAGTTCGTCGCGGGAGCCGGCGGTAATCGACGCCACGCCGGAAAAATTCAAGATGTTCTCGGCGCCGGATTCGTCACGGGACGCGCCATCGACGGAGACGCCATTGATGTTGAACGTGTGGATATTCCCCGCGTCTTCGCCGATCACGAGCGACACATCGAACACGCCCAAGGTGCGGGCGAGGTAGCGCAGCGCGGCCTGTGCGCTGGTGTCCTCTTCGTAGAGCGAGAAGTTGACATTGACCGTTGCAACATCGGCAATCGGTACGCTCGGGTAGTAGCTGCCGTGCGCGTAGCGGATGGAGCGTGCGAAGTCGCCGGAAATCGAGAACGAACGGATCTGGAACGTCGAGACGCTGTTGATCGTGGCAGAGCCGGTGAAGCCGAGAGCGGCTTGGGAAAGGAACGTAGGTGCGGATGGCTCGGTCGGCCACGAGGTCAAACCGCGCTTTTCCGCCGTCGTGAGGCTGGAAAAGTTCGGTTTGTCGATGACATCGACGCCGGGGCCACTGACGCGCAAAACAGATTCCGTTTCATCGCCGCCGCCGCTGATCTCGAAACCGCTTACCAGCCCGCCAACGAGAATCTCGTTCCAGATATTCGATCCGGCCGGATCACGGAAAACGTGCGCAGTCACGCCGATGCTGTTTTCTGCGATGCCGTAGGTCACCGAGACGCCCGCGCTCACGGTGCCAGCCGCGCCAAACATAGCCTTCAGCAGCGGGTCCATGTCGGAGACGGTGCCCGCGGTGCCAGAGCCGCGCAACGGAACGGAGATGCCCCAATTGCAGGTACGGCGCCCGCGGCGGTCAGCCTTGCGGCCGAGGCTTCCGGTGGCCACATTGGACGGGATACGGTTCGAGGTGGCGACGAGCGAGAGCCCGCCGCGCATGTACTCCAGGCCGTCAGCGGTGGCAACGGTAGCGGTGCCCGAGGAATTCGGGATCGTCGCCGCCCATGGGTCCGTAGCCTGGACAAACAGCCGCGCGTCGTTGGGGGAGAGTGTGCTCATACGTGAACCTCGAATTCAAGGGAGAATGTGATTGTTTGGGTGTGGCCATCGCCAAGGTTTTGAACCGGCGAGCGGTCTTCGCGGTATTGCGAATGCAGGACGTTGGAGGCGCGGAAATGCGTCCGGCCTTCTTTTAGTGCGGTGCTGAATGCGTCGGCCACGGCATCGGCGTACTTCTCGAAGTCGTTGGAAAAATCCGGCTGGTTGCTGCCGTAGTTCGGCGCGTCAAGTTGCTGAAAGCGGAGGTACATCACGACGGCCGCGCCAACGGTGCCCGAGAAGGTCTTACCAACGATCTTGTGTTTGTCCTCGGCAAAGGTTGTACAGATGACGGCGCCTGGGAACTCGAAGATTTGGGAAACGTCTACTTCTTCGTCGTCCAGGTAGCCGTAGGCGACGTTCTTGGAGTTCGCGCCAAACTCCAGTGCAAACGGCGTGATTCCGTAGCTTTGCGATAGGCTCCCCAGTTGCGCGTTGAAGCCCGTAGTGCCATCGGAGAGCGCCGCAACTAGGGCATCGCGTGTTGCTTTTCGGTAGTTGGCCATGGATTATGCGGCGCGGCCAAAATACGTTCGGCGTGCGGTGATCGTGGAGCGGGAGGTGGTTGCCGCGCGTGGTAGGTTGCGGCCTGTGCGGATGGTTTGCTCGACGCCATCGGCGAATAGTTGCGTGGCGAGTTCGAGCATTTTAGCCTGGTCGCCGTTGGAGAAGCGGAGGAGGTCGGAGTGTACGCGGGCCTTCATGCGCCCCAGGCGCGTGCCGGCGTCCGCAATGGCTTGCCGGTCGTCGGAGTAGCGCGGCTTGATTTCGTCCAACAGCGCGCCGGTGAGGTTCATATCTCGGACAGCCCGGCGCCCGGTCTTCTTCGACTTGAAGCGCGCATAGCGCTTTTTGAGCGGCTTCGTTGGCCCGTCGTCTTCGGAGACACCTTTCGCCAGGCGCGCCTTCATTGCCTTGATCCCGGCCTCTAAAATGCGGAGGTTGTGGAATTTTCGGAAGCCGAACCCGACGAGTCGCACGTTAACGCCGTTGTATTTGATGCGGATATCGGGGATCATTTCAGGAGTTTGGCGGCAAGTTTAGCGGTGGCTTCGGTGAGCGACTTACTGGCAATGGTTGGCGCGGTGGTAATAGACTTCGCGGCCAAATACCGGCAGTAATCGCAATGGCAGGTCATAACGGATTCGTAACGGCCAGCTTCAGTAGCCGCCCGCCGCCAGCGTCTTTTTCGACGTCGGCAACGCGGTAGGTGACACTATCCAGGACGATGTGATCGCCTTTGATTGGCTCGCCTTCGGTGAAGGAATTGAGCGGCGCCCAGGCGGTTTGATAGACGCGCTGGGATTGCTGTACCTGCTCGCCGGTGTCGAAAACGAGGGTTATCGTGTACGAGGCACCGGCGCGCGGGTAGTAAGTGGCCTCTTCCCCAAACACGGCGAGGAGAGGCACCGTGGCAGTATCGAAAAGGCCACTGAAGGTGGACATGGCTGGTTAGTATTCGGCGACCACGAGGAACTTCTTCGAGGCCGTGACGGTCACGACCACGTTCGTGCTGGTGTGGCTGCCATAGGTGACGTTGACGCTGCCGGCGGTCGCCGGGGTCAGGTCGGTGTAGGTAACGAACACGCGCGACGGAACGAACCCGAGGCCGTGGGCCACGTTCTGCGCGCTGCCCGTGCCGGTCTGCTCGGAGGAAACGAACTTCAGCGTGAGCGGCCCACCATGCAGCTTGACGCGGACAGTGGTATCGCCGGAAACGGCGGCCCGCGTGCAGACGCCAACTTCGCAATTGCCGGCGGCCGTGGTCGTCAGGTACTTGTTCGTGTTTTCCCAGTACACCGCGTCGCCCACCGAAATCGCGCCGGTGGTTTTGGCGATGTCGAACACGCCTTCGGTTTTGAATTGGCCAACGGCTCCGGAAGTGGTATCGGACACCGCAACGCCGAAAATCTTGCCCACGCGCGCCGCCGCACCGGCGACAACGGTATAAGGGGCGGTAAGCGCGAGAGAGTCTCCCGCCTGTACGAAATTATCCATGGTTTTGCCCTCGTGGGGCGGCCCTCGCCGCCCCTAGTTGTTTGGTTGCCTTGTTCCGCCGATTAAACGCCGCTGGAGTAGTAGAGGCCCTTCCAGCCGACGGCTTTGGCCGCGAAGTCGAGAAAGACGTTGATGCGAACGCCAAGAATGTCGCCAGCGTTTTCGACGCGGTAGAACTGCGGGCCGGGCGCGCCCGCCAGGTTGGCGTATTCGACATCGCCCGTTGCGGCGGCGCCGTACCATTTGGCAGTGTCGGTGAGTTCGGCATCGGACACGACTTCCAGCATTCCTGCGAACCAGTTCTGATCGGAAATCTTGACAGAAGGCCCGGTTTCACGCATGGCAGTGACAGCCGTCATGCGCTTGGCGGGCGGGACGATGAGGTATTTCGGCATCAGGTTCAACGGGCTTACCCCGTCGATATCCTTCTGCGTGGCCATCGCCACAAACATGGAGTCCAGACCGGTGTTACCGATGGTGCCGGTGCCGACGTTTTCATGATCGGCATGGAACAGCGTCACGCCGTCATTCATCGCCGCGTTCGCCGTTAGGATGGCGTACACGGTCTTGTTTTCCAAGCGCGCGCACTGCTCGCCCATCTTCGCGCTGATGTCGTTGAAGGCACCGAGGTCGTCGTTGATGAGCATTTGGCGCGTGAAGCTGATGCCGCGCGCGTAGGTCGCCAGCGCGTAGGATTCGCGCTCCTCGCCCATGGTGCCCAGCGTGACTTCTCCGCCTTCGGGGACTTCCAGAAGCACAGGGGCCGCACCGCTACGAATCCGGCGCATCGTCTTGAAGTCGTTCGCCACACTCGCGCGGGACCAGGTTTTGTAGGTCACGGGAGCGGTGTCGTAGGCGGTCAAAAGCACTTTGCGCAGCCCGTTTTCCAGGATGTACGGGAAGTCGCTGGTGGAGTGGAATGCCTGGATACAGAAGTCGGTTTCATTCATGCCGCGCGTGTTGACGCCCGCGCGCGCCAGCACTTCTTCGGCCAGCCGGCGAACGCCCATGCCACGGAAGTCGTTGGCGGCTTCCACTTGATACTTCGACGGGTCCACGCGGTTCAACAGCGCGGAGACGCCCAAGGCGCGCCGCGTGTCGCGCTCGTCGCGGGAGATCGTGGCGGCGGTGTGGCCGACGCGGGTATCGGTCGCCATATCGGCGACGATCTTCGCCTCGATCACGGCATCTTTGAATGCCTCGACCGTCTGCCCGCCAGAGATGGCGGAGTTGATGGCCGTGGCGGGCATCTTGGCGAGCGCGCCGATACGGGAGATTTCGCTGGTGCGGGTCCGTTCGGCGGCCATGGCGGCGGCGGCAATAGCCTCGGCGTTGATAGCCGGGTTCTGCCCCGTGGATTCAACAGGGTTCGGATTGGGCATATAGCCCTCCTTGTGTGAGTTGTCATCAGGGGCAGAGCCCTGGAGTTTGTTGGGCGGTGCAACTTCCACCGCATTCGCCACCGGCCCAACCGCGCACAATGCAGCGGGGGCGTTACGGTAGGCGGTCAAATTCCATTCGTTCTTCGCGGCCGTGGTTTCCACGATCCGGTCAGCAAGGCCAGCGTCTACTGCTTCCTGTGCGGAAAACCACGTTTCCGCGTCCATCCATGCTCGGACGGTCGTCTCGTCTTTGCCAGTGCGGTGCATATAGTCGGCCGTCAGTGAATCGGCGTACTTACTGAGAACTTCCGCAACGGCCATGTGATCGGAAGCGTTGCCGAAAGCCAGAGCGTGCGGATTGTGGACCATCACAAACGCGCCCGCCGTAA